AATAAGCCCCAACTCCAGATGATGTAGAGGTCTCTTTTAATTCTTTATATTTTTTAATTATACGAGAAAGTTTATTTCTTAATTGTTGAGATATTTTAATAATAGTTTCTGACTCATCAGGAGTAATTTTACCTCTAAGTTTTTTTAATCTATCTATAATACTACTAATATCATCATAAAGATCTTTTAAATTAGCTTCATATTTTACAACTGAAGTGATAGCACCTGTTTCTGGGTCAGGGTCACCAACTTGTGTTATTGTAAAATCTTCAGCTTCTTTTAAAGATTCTATGACTTTATTTATATCTTCTTTAAGCGTGTTCATTAGCTAATTCTAATTCTTTTACTAAATCACAATATTGTAATAAGTTTATTAAATGGTTATCTGTAATTTTTGGATTTTTAGATGATGGTGTAATTAATGAAATAATCTCATTTACTTTAATTTTAGTAACTTTATCAGTTACATTTTTATTTAAAGTTTTAAGTTGTTCTTTTAATTGTAATGTTTTAGATAAATAAAATTCTTTTAATCTAGGTTTATTATCAATAGAATAAATAAGTTCTTTTAGGATTTCTTTTTGATCCTCATTAAGATTTTCATATTTACCATTAAATTTTTCTAATAAAATTTTATATGTTAAGATTCTTATATCTTTATCTTCTTTTTTAAACTCATTTATAACATTATCTCTAACTTCTTCCTCTTTAATCTTAGCAGCTGTAAGATGTTCTAGAATAGTCATTTTGTTATTAATGATATATTTTGGGCTAGTAACTTTAGAAGAATTATATATCTCTAGTAAAGTATAAAAAGCAGCTTGAACCTTATAATGTGGTAATTTATGATTAAAAAATTCATTTAAATCATAATGTTTAGTAATTTCTGCTATTAAATTATACTTTTGTTGTTTAATGATTCTTCTATTAAGATTTTTAGATGATTCAATTAAAGTAGTAATAATTAAATCAGCTCTAGCTTCTGTTAAACTAGTTTTATTTAATAGAGTTTCATACAACTTATACTCTTTTCCTAATTCAGTTTTCACAAAATACTTCTTAAGTATTTCTTTAATTGGAGAGTCTTTGCCTTCAAGGGTATCTGATGTTATCTGCCTAACAAGGAGTTCAAATAATATACCCGAATTTTTATACTTCGAATGTTTAATTTTCATTCTATGGTAATGTTTAGTTATAAATATATAAAGAGATTGTTATCTACGTATTTGTTTATCATCTAATAGAGATGTTTGTTTTTTATCCTTTTCAAAAATCATTTGTTTTTTGCTAGTAGGAATTTTATTTAACATTTCTTCTTGTGATTTGGATAAACCTTTTGTTTCTAAAGCTAATGGAGAGTTACCATTATATTTAGGTTTTATTGAATCTGAGGAATCATTATCTTTTTTCACACCTATTCTACCTAATCTATCTTTTCCAAAAGCATTATCTTGTTTACCTATATTAGATGCCTTTTCTTTAGGTCTACCTAAAGGTTTTTTCTCATTATATCCATCAGGAATATTATTAGGATCAGATTCCATTCTACCTTTACCATATAAAGAAGCTAAATCATGTGGTGTTCCATATGATTGACCTGTTGTAGCTGGGTCATTTCCTTCATTTTCAATTTGGGTTATTCTAAATCCACGTTTAGCATCTTGTCTAACTAATTCTCTATATTCATCATATTCATCAGCACTGAAGTGGAAAATGTTTTCATATATCCAATCTGTTGGGATAATTTTACTATCAATCATTGTTTGTGCTAATGCCATTTTTTCAGTCATTAGAGCAATTCTTTCTTGATCATATATAATTGATGGAGTAGTTAATGATAAAGTAAAATTAGTTAAATTTTCATCTCTATATCCTTGAGCATATAAATGTATTAAAGCTATATTGTTAAGCTCAGATACCATTATTCTTTGTATACGTTCAATTGTACGAGCAAACCTAATATCCTCAGCAGCTAATGTAGCTTTACCTTGTAAATCTTTTTCATATCCTAAAAAGGCTTTAGGTACCTTTAAAGCAGCAAATAATTTATCTCTTAAATACTCAACATCTTGAATTCCATCATATTGTAAACCTCCTAAAGTATCTATTTTAGTAGCTGAATCATTTCCTCTAGTTGGGATGTAAAAATCTTCAAGCATATTTTGCATGTTATACTTTAGATTATATTCACCTGTATCTTGATCAACATGAGGTGTTCGTTTCATTTTAGATATTGTTTTTTGCATAAAGTTTTCAACTTCAGCAGGAGCAATATTACCTACATTTACATAAAATACACGTTTTTCAGGAGCACGAACAATTCTATGAATTAACATAGCATCCTCCATTAATGTGTATTGTTTAAATAATTTTCTAGCAGGTTCAATATATGATCTACCATAAGGTAAGAAATTAGTATCTGTTAATAATCTAAAATGAGACATTTCATAATTATCAAAAAATATAGCATTTCCATCTTGACCTGTACCTGGTGTGTTATAATACCCATAACTTGAAGGTGATACACCTTCTGGTGAGAATCTGTATCTAATTGAGGATGGATTATCTTTATCAAATCCTTCTTGTCTTTCAATGTGATAAGCAGTATAAGGTATAACATTATATACCCCAAACTTTTCAGCGATCTCTAGCTTTAAGAAAAAATCACCATACTTACACATATTTCTAGTCCATGGCCATAAATTAAATTCTATATTTAATACATCATAAAATAAATTATATAGAATTTTTTGAATATCTTCATCAGCTGATCTAATTTGTAATACTTCACCCATATCATTTTTTAGGGTAGATTCATCAGCTATAATATCTAAAGCAGAAGCTACAATAGCATCTGTGTCCATAGCATCATACTCAGAATAGAGTTGAGGTCTTAATGTTTGATAGTTGATTGAATTCTGCTGACCATACATTGATGTAGCAGAGTTAGTATAAATTCTGTTAAATCTATCTACTAAAGAGTTAGTCTGTATATCTCCTGATTGTTGGATTTTATTAATATCCATTACTCTAAGTTGGTTTCCACCAGCATTACGAATAACAACATCTGTTGAGAATAATCTTTTTAATCTTGGGAATAATCCTTTATCTGCCATTTTTTAATTTTTAGTTAGAGAAGCCATCTAATATCTTCCTCTCCTTTTGAGTATGGGTTGTCCATTTTCCAGGGATTATCTACAGAATTAGCAGAATAACCACCTAGATATTTTTGTTGTGATGTTGAAGTATTATTTAACATACTTTTAGTTAAATCTATACCATTTTTATTATATTTAAAAGCTGTATCTCTAACATATTGACCCATGCTAAAAGATAAAACTAAATCATCATTGTATCCTTGTTGAGCTTCAGCTTTACCATGTCTCCAAACAAATACTTTCATTTCTGAAATTAGTCTACTTGAACGGATAACTACTCCTTTATCTGCTATTGCTTCTTGGAATTTATTTATACAAATAGGTCTTGTTCTTGTTGACATTGTAAAACCAGGTGTCATTTTTGATGTATCTATATACTCATTAAAGTATGAATCTGAAGTTACATTTCCACCTTTTGGGGAATAATATAAATTTTGATATCCTCTATCTATAACAGTTTGAATTGTATTCCATCCTATACTAGCATTTTCAATAACTAACAAAGCATTATTATATTCAGTAGCTATACCAACTAGTAAATGACCAAATTCTTTAGTATCAATTTTACCCATGTATTCACCTACCTGAGTGTTATTTTCTATGTCTAATATATGAAAAGCAGAAAAATCTTTTCCATCTCCTCTAGCTACATCAGCTACAATAGCATAAGCTCTAGAGTAATCAGCTGGTTCCCATATCCATAAATTCCTATCAGCTCCTCTTTTTTCTAAAGGTTCAGTTACATAAGTTTGTTTATAAAATTCTACAAACTCATTATAAAATACAACATCACCTGATGTACTAAAATCACAGTCACATTCTTGAGCTGCTAATCTAGGATCACCTAATAAAATATCTTGTCTATCTCTCCATTCTTGATCTCTTTCTGGATGAACATACCATGGTAATTTTATAGGAAGAAAATCATTACTGTTATCTAACCCACTTTCAGCTGATTCCCACATTTGATGAAACCAATTTCCAGTACCATAAGGTGTAGATAAAATAATAGCACCACCACCAGTAGCTAAGGTTTGTTGTGCAGAACCCCATGTCTCTTTAATATTATCTATAAAAGCTGCCTCATCAATAATTAGTAGTGAAACTGCTTCTGAACGTGCAGCATCACTATTTGAAGATTTAGCTTGTATTTTAGATCCATTTTTAAGTCTAAGAGATAATTTATTATTTTCTAAAGAATCTACTTTTAACCATGAAGGTAAATTTTCAAACATAAATTGAACTTTAGCTACCAAGTTACGAGCAGTTGCTTGAGTAGTTGCTAAAGCTAATACATTTTTATTTTCTTGGAATATCATTAACCATAAAGCATAACCAGCACTTAATGTGGATAAACCTAACTGTCTAGATTTAAGAACTATACTATATGGATTTTCTTCAAATAAAGTTAATACTTTTTCTTGAAATTTATACAAACTAAATTGTATTCTACCTCTTTGTGGGTGTTGGATATAACAATACTTTTTCATAAAATATACTGGATCTTGAGCACATTTTACAAATTCCTCTCGGATAATATGTTTTATATCTTTTTCCATTTATTTTCCTAGCTTCCAATACATTTTTCCAGAGAATACTACATTGAAGTCTTGATTTAGCCCTACACCTAATCCAACTCCTATTTTTCTTCTACCTGTGTATAAAATTTCTCCACCAACATTAGTTAATCGAGAAGTAGTTCCACTAGCTCCTACTCC